CTAATGAAACAAACTTTTGAGACGGTTGCCCTGATTTATGTATACCTTTTCTATAAATATATAAATTAAATCATATATTTGTGCTTTCATTCAACTCATCCTCTTATTAAATTATGAAAGAAAACAAATACGACAATAGCGATTTCTTCAGTCAATATTCTCAAATGTCCCGCTCGGTGGAAGGCTTGAAAGGAGCCGGAGAATGGCATGTATTGCAGAAAATGCTCCCCGATTTTGCAGGGAAAAGAGTTTTAGACTTAGGCTGCGGATTCGGTTGGCATTGCGTCTATGCGATAGAACACGGAGCGACACACGTTACCGGAATTGATATTTCGAAGAAGATGCTCGAAGAAGCCCGGAAAAGGAATCCTTCTCCATTCATTGAATACCAATGCATGGCTATCGAGGACTTTGATTTCCAGCCGGATACTTATGACATTGTCATCAGTTCGTTAACCTTCCATTATCTCGAATCTTTTACGGATATATGCCGGAAAATCAATAACTGCCTGACTCCGGGAGGCACCTTCGTCTTCTCCGTAGAACATCCGGTATTTACAGCCTATGGCAATCAGGAATGGCATTACGACCAGGACGGGAAGCCTATCCATTGGCCGGTAGATCGCTATTTTACGGAAGGCAGGCGCACAGCAATCTTTCTGGGCGAAGAAGTTGTCAAATACCACAAAACGCTGACTACGTATATAAACGGACTCCTTCAAACCGGATTTGAGATATGCGAACTTATAGAGCCACAACCGGACGAAAGATTGCTGGATACCATCCCGGGCATGAAAGATGAATTACGGCGTCCGATGATGCTTTTGATCTCTGCCAAGAAAAAAAAGTAAAGACGCAAAGCTATGAGATTCAAGGTATTGAAAAATAATAGATAAAAAACATTCGTTTAGCTATTGTTAATTAAAAAATACTCCCTATCTTTGCACCGCTTTTGAAAAGAACAACCCTTCAAAAAAGTAGCGGGGTGTAGCGCAGTCCGGTTAGCGCACCTGCTTTGGGAGCAGGGGGTCGTGGGTTCGAATCCCGCTACCCCGACTACAAAAAAGACAGAAAGGGTTATTATAAAAGCACTTCGGGATGTAGCGCAGTCCGGTTAGCGCACCTGCTTTGGGAGCAGGGGGTCCCAGGTTCGAATCCTGGTATCCCGACAGAATTAAAAGAATATCAATTAGTTACATACAAAAATATATTCTTTTTAAGTCGATCTTCAAACTGTCTATAATTGTCTTTTAGTTGGTAAATCGTCAATATACAATTAAAAGTAATTATTATGGCAAAACAAAAGTCTATTGTCATCCTACCACGGCTAAAAGATTGTGGTGGCGATTTGAGTAAAACATGGTTCGTAGAGTATTCATGTCGTAATCCTCAAACAGAAGAAATGAAACGTTTCCGGGTCTATAATGGTTTTGCAAAATTAAAGACCAAAGAAGAACGTTACGCATTCGCAGAAAAAATCATAAATGAGATTAAGGAGAAGTTCACTAAGGGGGAAATTCCATTCTTAGGAAAAGAAGTCAGCTATAACGATGAACTATTATATCAGAACATAGCTAAACGATGGGGTAATGAAAGAAAAGGTTTTGTGGGTATACGCACATACCTCTCTGATTTCTTAGCAATAAAAAAAGTAGAAGTAATCCCCCACTCTTTTCAGACTTATAAATCCAAACTACGCATATTCTGTGAATGGGTGGAACAAACCGGTTTAGATAAGCAAAGTATTTGTTTTTTCGAACAGAGTTCAATATGCGAATTTCTATGCTATATTGTAGAAAAGCATGATGTAAGCCAAAGAACAGTAAAAAAGTATACTCAAATATTACATGGTTTCTTCGATTATTTACTAAAAGTAAAAAGAATTATAGATACTAATCCCGTACATGACATACCCAACATGGGAACCATTAAGGATGAAGCAGCCAAACCAATTCCTGACCGAGAACGCCAGCTTTTATCAACGTATATGAAAGAACATGATCCACAATTATGGTTAGTCTGTCAGATGGAGTATTATTGTGCCATCCGTCCAAATGAATGTAGGCAATTACAAATTGGAGATATAGACTTTGACAATCATATTATAACAGTACCTAAAGACATAAGTAAGAACCGATTAACTGAATCAGTAAATATTCCACGTCAATTATATGACTATATATATAAAGTATTAAACCTTGATATACACCCCAAAGAATTCTATATTTTCTCTCATAATGGCATTCCTGGCAAAATAATGTTGGGAAAGAATAATTTTAGATTTAGGTTTGATAGAATACGTGATAAACTCAACATTTCAACTCAATACAAATTATACAGTTTCAAACATACAGGAGGAGTAAAACTTGTAAATGAAGGTATTGATACCTGGGAGCTACAACGTCACTTCCGTCACAAATCTATTGATACTACAGAACGATATATCAGAAGAAACTTTGCTGTGAAAAGTGATAAAATAAGGAATGGCTTTCCCGATATCTAACGTACAACCTACAACCTAAAAGAGGCAACGAACGCTGGCTCTTTTAGGTTATTTATTTCGCCTATACACTACCCCTACTACAATTATCAGAGCTATAATAATATATGCTTTATCTTTATGTAAGTCCCACCATGATAACTCTACGACCTTTTCTTTTTGGCTCAATATAGCATTTACCTTACTATTAATAGTATCTAATCGGTTAGAAAACTGTTGTAAGGTAAGAGATAATGTTTCATTTATTTCCGTTCTTTCCTGTTCTTGCCTGAAAGCAGTGGTAGTACTTTCTTTGACCGGATATTGCTTCCCTGTTGAATCCGGATCAGACAAGTAAACAGTTGTATTTTCAATCTTCAAATCACTTAGTTTGTCTGTAGTAATTTTCGTTTGCTTATTCACATCCAGCCGTAGTGATTCAGTTAAATTTCGCAAATACAAAAAATCCCCTGAATAGTCAATCTGCTTTTGCATTTCTAAATTGCGAGAAGTCTTACAAGACGACAGCCATATTGCTAACGTCAGCAATATGATAAATGCATGGTTCAATCGTTTCATGGCCGGATCACTGTATTGCGAAGAAAATTAGAGAACTCGGAACGCACATCAAAACAGGGACACGCCTTGATGTATTCTGCCGGTTCTACTTCACCTGAATCGTCCAGATCGGGTGAAGTATCACGATGTCCGAGTACTTCAATTATAGGATATTCCTTACAGAGCTTCGCGACCAACTCGCGCAAAGTCGCTTTTTGGGCAATCGTTCTTGTATCTGCCGGCTTCCCAGACGCATCCAGTCCACCGATATAACAGATTCCAATACTGTGCTTATTATACGATGTAGTAGAAAACCCCTTCGTATTACAATGCGCCCCATCAATGCTCATTGGTCGTCCATTCTCTACCATTCCGTCCAAGTCAATGACGAAGTTATAACCGATCTGACTAAAGCCTCTTTGTTTGTGCATCCGGTCAATGTCTTTAGCACGTAAATCTTGCCCGGCACGTGTGGCCGAGCAATGAATAATAATCGAATCAATAGTTTTCATTTCTTTTCCTCCTTATCTTTAGTTATTGTAACTCTACGCGGTGGAATACGACGACTACAGTCATTATCAGGTCGATCACAACGGTTATGTTCAGCATCCTTTAATTGTAGTTCCAACTCGTGACATTTATGTATCCAAATTAATTTATCATTCTGCTCATTACGTAATTCAACATAGATAGCATCTATTTTCGTGTCACGCTGTGCAATACGATCCTCTAGCCAATCCACTTGTTTACGTTCATTCTCATCTTCCATAGAGTCAGCAGAAGCATCCTCCTTTCGAGCATTTGTTTTACGATTTACCCAAAAGGTTACAAGCCATGTGATTGTTGAAGTACCACCTATTGCTCCCAGTATTGCTAACCAGTCGTTTAGTTCCATTTGCTTTGTTTTTTTGATTATTGATGGTTTTGCTTATTCTTAATTATGTGCATTTATACGTTTTACCATTGTCCCTTTTTCATAGAATGCAATTTCAGTTGAATCGATAGTAATAGACCTGTAATCGTCAGTACTACTTTCACCTGAGTACCATGATCCACGCTCTAGCCCTATATAATCTGCACGTATAGTCGTTCTACCACTAACTTTCCCCTCTACACTAAAGGCAGTCATCCTTATTTGAGGCCACGAAAAAGAACTTGGATTTCCCGAAAAATCGATGTTTGTAACACATCGATTTTTTTCGTCATACATCTTTAGCGAGTTTGATTCTGGGTCAATTATTATTCTATTTCCTTTGCTTGCACCTGATTCTACCCGCCCTTTAAACAAATATTTCTTCATTACTGGGTCAAGTTCAAAAACAATCTCATTATCAACTAAAGCAAAGATTCCTGTGCGTGTAGTACCATCTGCTGCCGTGAGACAATCCTTCCCTTGCGCTATTCCGGTCAGTTTTCCGTCAGCAGATTTTGTGCCCGAAAACATCTTGGGAGTAACAATATACTCTTCACCCAATTCCGTTGCATAACCGTTCCACTTTTCAATCCACGGCAAAAGATTTGCGTCCTGACCATCCTTACCCGGCTCCCCTTTTACTCGTATAGGATCACCCCATTCACCTGAATCCGCACTTTCCGATACTTTTTGAGAAATCCAAATAACGGATTCAGTTGAATCCGTATGCCAACCATTTGTCGTACCATCCCCGACAGGTTTTTCCGGCTTTTCTTCACTGTCATGATAGGTTATATAAACCCTCATGCCATCCTTGCCGGGTTCACCGTCAGTGCCATCTGCCACCATTAGTGCCCATGCAGTCCCGTTATAGATGTAAACACGCCCGTTATCTGTATCACGATATGCCCAGTTTTTTTCAGGAGAAGAAGGTGGAATTGAAGAATCGCCTTTCCACACAATACTAAGACCGTCGGTACCGTCTTTCCCCGGTTCGCCTTTCAAGTTTTCTTTAGCATCATCAGACAAATTATCCCAAGTTAGAACAACATCCTTCATAGTACATACGCACTTTTGATTTGATTCGTCCCATATCCATGAAATTGCACCACCGGCAATGTGCCCCGACTTATCCGGTTTAAATAAGGCTGCACCACAACCCAGCTCCGCAGTACCATCCGGATATATACAGTAAGCAACATTCCCCTTACTATCAACTCCCTTTATCATGCCATTCACACAGTAGAAGCCTTTAAGTCCTCCACTTCCGGGTATGTCACCACCAACACGAACCTTAACCTTTCCTTCCCAATTCTTACTGTTAAGATCGAACATTACGTCAATAGCCGGTTGCCCCGTTTCGTCGGCATGCATATAGATAGCAGATTGACGAGCTTTGTTTTGCGAGTTACCGAACTGTACTAGTTCATCACCTGCAGCGGGAACATTAAGAATATTACCGGATTCATCTTTATCAAATTCCGATAAAGGCACGTGTAAGGTTTTTGTCTCTACATCAACCGATGATACTTCGACATGATAAAGTTTTGTCTTATCTCCTACGAATGTCTGACAGCGCACGAAATCATGCGCAACAATGCTCACATCTTCATCCTCCAACTCGATAAGGTATTCTGTACCATCGTCAGAGATTCGAGCAGACTTTACTTTCCCGTGTCCTTGACTTATTGTTTGTGCACCGATTATCGCTCTAATTTTTGAGATCAACATTTCAAAAACAAGCATAGTCTCACGAACTACGATTGTATCAATCTCCAGTTTCCATTTACCAGTCATGTACTCCCAGAGTTTCCAACCATGTCCTGCAAAGCCGGACATGAAATCTTCCACATACTCTTTTACTCCATTCGCTAATTTCCGGCCGGTCTCTTTCACCGAACAAAGGAAACCATAAAACTTGCCGTTACTTAATATTGCCATATCCTTGTTATTTTACTTGTCGCACGCTTTCCGGTAAAGAATCTTCCGGCATATCCGTCTCCTCATAATGTTCGGGAATCTCGAAAAGCGGTTCTTCCAAACGCTCTCCGCCAAGGTAGTAGGTGTATCCCAAATATATCTCCGAACCCACTATCAGACCGTCAGATATTCTCCTTAGAACCTTTCCATCACCGGCTTCTATTACATTTATTCCGTTTCTATTTTTCGTTTCCATACTTAATACGCTTCAGCTACTGTAGAAATTGTTATATCCTGCATATAATTATTGACTGTTATATTGAAACCTGTTTTACTTGCAGGAATGTCGTAAATACCATTAAGAGCAATATTCACATATTCCTTACCGTCTATCATAACACTTACAGAATCACCGTTACCTCTAATACCGGTTACTTTCAGGTATAAAGACTTTTCATACACTATATCGCCCATATACAAGTCTCCATCGGAGGAAGCTACAACAGAGCTGCCCGCAAAATCCCAGGCGGGATTCACCGCTCCAAGCGTTATAAGTCTTACAGCGGTTCTTGACTCTTCAGGATTGTATTCGTACATTTTCGTAGGGACATATCCGGCATACTCTGACACCGGATGTATCTTGGATGCCACGCCCGACCATGTGGAGGCGGCTTTATAGGCATCGACCGATTCATCGGGGACGTAGAAAGCGGCCTGATTGTTAAGTCCGGCGTATTCCACGGTAGGCGGAACGGTGGCGTACAGAATTGTTGCGCTCACGCTGGTGGTTCCTCCGCACAATGCCTGCCCGATATTTGTCACCTGCCCCTTGAACACCAGCACTTTCAGATTCGGGCAGTTTTCAAACCCGCGTAAAGACGTGTAAGTTATTCTTTCATCCATGCAGCAGGCGGTCACCGGAGTCCCTGATAAAAAGTATATAGGAATTGAATCAACCAATCCTTCCAGCCTTCCGAAGTCGCATTCCTCCAGTGAATAGCAATTTTTAAATGAAAGTACAGAATAATGAGAGTTAACCCCGTTTGTAGGCGATATATTAAACGATTCCAACTTGAATCTTTTCAATTTCGCGCAATCACCAAACCCCTGATTTATTATAAATTGAGTCATCTCTTTCGGAAGCACATAATCCTTCATCGTGAACTCCTCCAGCTCCGCGCATTGGTAAAAGGGCATATAAGACCCTCCTCCGCCTGTTTCCAGATACGTGCATGAATCCGGCAGGTTGGCTTTCTTTATTTTTGTCCCGTAAAACGCCCGGTTTCTGATAATTTGCAGGTTGGGCGGAAACACGGCTTCTTCAAGGCTGGTCATTTCGAAAGCCATCGGCTTGATCTCCGTACAGTTCCTGAATGATTCAAATCCTTTCAACGAAGTGATGCCCGCATACTCCGGATTTGCGATTCCCGAAAGGAACGATTGGGGTATTTCCGTCACCCTGTCCGCTTCCGGCTGTGTGAGTCCCTCATCCCCGTTGGTATTCCACATTTCCATGACCCTTGCCAACACGACAGGGTCGGTGAACCGGATAAAGTACTCGCCCGTGATGTTCAGCGTCAGCCTGTTGAAATACTCCCGCAACGTATTGGCAGTATCCTCATAGCAATTGGCGTTGATGTTCAGCGTGCCTTCAAGAACCGGGCGAGGATCATCACCAGCTACACCGGAACTATTAAGTCCAACATAAGTCCCGTCTGCTAGCTTTCCAAGGTTATCAAGCATTTCGGCTCCATTCTCATTATAGGTATATTCCCCGAACACTGCACGTACACGTTTAAGGGCATGTGCTTCTCCCTGCCCCTGTTGCGCATCCATAACTTTTATCAGAAGATCAATAGGGCTGATCTTAGGACACCCGGATACAAAAAAGTCTGTGATTCTTTCAGCACAATCATCTATTAAAACTCCGTTTTGAGTTAATAAAGGAAAGTTCTGTAATGTCAGATACCTGTTCGTGGATGGATATTGTACCAGTTCCAGACACCCGCCTTGCGGAAGCCTTATCTGCGTAAGTGACGTTCCATCAGCCCAAACCTTACGTAAATGCGTACATACGGAAAGGTCAAGAGAACCGGCCAACGTGGCTATGTTAGACAATAGAATAGATTGCAGAGATACACAATCCGAGATAGTAAGTCCTGTGATCGCAATAATAATCCGTTCTGTACGGCTTCCAAGTTCCAGTTCACGCAACATTCTTCCTTTGATGATAAGGTTGCCGTTGACGTTTTTATCATGCCACTTACCAATACTCATTAGCCAACTGGCTCCCTGAATGATATTCTGCTGGTCACCTGTGCCGCCAAGGTCGATAACCATTCTGCATACCTGTCCCGCCTTTGTCCTGCTCCCCTTTACAATTGATGTACCGTTTGCAATAGTGGGATACATATCAATGGCGGGAATTATATCATAGGCGATAGCGTTTCCGGCAGCACGAACATTTATTGAATCTGTTCCATTTGCAGAATACTCCCCAAAACTATATTTTGAAGACATATACTGGATGCGCTTTTTCATCCATGCCGTTTCCGCGCTGTATAAATCCCCTAGTTCCTGTGTCAATGGGTCAGTATCATTCGTGTATCGTCCGGCATTCATCATTAGCTTGGCATTCTCATAGCGTTTAGAATCTTCATTCACTGTTACAGCCGGAAAATACTCTTTCACGTTGAGATAGTATTTCTGGTACCATGCATAAACTTTTTCTGCATGAGTACCGGATTTTAAGCCGCCTAATACCTCCATAGCCGACATCATAGAACGCATCCCTGCAGCAAGTTCGTCCGTGAACGCCAGTTCCAACAGATTCCAGAACACGGAAGTTTCTCCATTCCATACTGAAGCCCCCGTATCATAGTTGTCATGCACTTCGACATAATACCCTTTTCGAAGTTGTCCCTGATTGGTGATAGGCATTATTGTATCAAGGTCGTCCTGTCTCCATTTCCATTTACAACCTTCCCCGAAACAATACGGATATGTGTTTTTCGCCCGGTTGTCGGTAGCAGCTACGAATTCGGTAAAGTTGTGATGGTATATTGCGTCGGGAATATCAAAATAGGTCTTAGCTTCAGCTCTAAATTTGGCAACACGGGCATTGATGAAAAGCGTATTCAGTTCATCATTTGTTTTTCCTACCAAATCAGCACTTGATAAACCGTACCCCTTATTTACAAGTTGGGATATCAGGTTTATTTGTCCTTCACCTATATCAGATGGTATGAACCTTTTTTCAGCCGCCTCATAGTAATACAGGTTATACAGGTCAGTGTCACCCGGCTTTGCGATCCAGTAGTCCACACCGTTTTCCTTATAGCTGGTCGCATCAGCGTTCAATTCTACCAGCGTCCCGTCAAACGGACGGATCCTGTTCGAGCAGGAGTAAGCAAGGTTATAGGCGGGTATCCAGTATTTTATATTTTCGGGAAGTCCGCCGTCAAAACCTATGCTGTTTTCTCCATTGTATTGCCATGACTCTTCGTCTTCGTTATATGTAATTCTTCCCGTATTCCAAGGTACGCGAAACAATGCCGGAAGTGGGGAGTTATCCGCTCCCTCAATAGAGATAAGGCCGGGAAACAAATCGGTATCATAGCCAAAACAATACTTGTCCCCCTTGTCCGGACCGCCTGTGAATTCACCCATGCAGGTATATACTATTTCACCCTCATCATTAAGTTCCTTGCGGAAAGCCATAAAGGGCTCCTGATAGACAGAAACACGGACTTTTGGATCAAGGGCCATTGCTTCATTAGTGAGTCCGAGCTGTTTATACAAATCCGTATATGAATTAACCGAACCAGCCTTGTGGTCTTGCATGGATGATGCCCAGTTTTTCTTGAATGTAACGGATGCACATGCAGGAACGTTATCAAACATGATAAACTTCTTTGTGGTTGTTGACCCGTCAGCATAAGTAATAACAGACTTCGTCTTGTCAACCTTACACTTTTCATTCCATTCCCAGTATTTTTTAGAAGATGTGCCCTGACCACTCATTTCCACATTGGTGATGGTCACGTTTCGTTCCGGGCGGTTTACAAATAGTATTTCAAGCGTACCTGTCCTCTTTGCTGTATCATAATAAGACGGGAATATATTATCGAATACAAAGACATTCATTTTTGCCCTTATGGCATCGAAGTCTAGCTGTGTGGCCATTGCGTCATAAAGGTTGTTATTCTCGCTTTCTTCAACCTTTTCATCTGTACCGGGTAACCAATTAATATAATTCTTATGTACTGCATTGGAACCTAGTCCGGTTTCATATATGCGGATTCCATAGACATCCACATCAGCATAGTCAGAACCTATAATTATATCTCCATTCTGTGCCCAGTAGTCGTTAGATTCGTAAAGGAAAGTACGATTCTTTTTTCCATTGATATAAATAGAGCAAAGATTAAATCCGGCATTTCCATACATATTCGGCGAAATGGTCATGGCTATCCTAACACGTACACCATCATCGGTTGGAATTGATTGTAACTCCTCATTTTTAAGAGACTGGCTACACGGCCAGATGTTGTTGGCATAAATATTAAGTCCGGTAAATCCTTGCCCGTCCGGTACCGACAAAGTAATAATAGGCTCGGAGTAGTCGGTAACATTATAAATCTTATAATCCAGTTCAATGGTTTTCCCATTACGGGCACTTTCTATTTCAAAAGGCTTGTAACCGATATCCAACAAACTTCCGGCCATCATTCTTAATACACGGTTTCCGTCACTGTCTACAGTCCATCCGTCGTTATTCCAGTTCATGCCTTCCCATTCGGCTGCGATTTGATAACTGTCTATTTCATTGATAATCTTTTGGTAATTTGACTGACTGTTAGTACGTGTACGCGGGTTCATGTAAAAGACTGATCCGGCTGTAGCGGAAAAGCCGGAAGAGTTGCTCACAGAGAAGATCATAGTATCGGTCAAAGGCTCTCCATTATCCGATACGGCTACAGAGATTTCAAAGTCCGTATCATCGACGGTTTCAATCTCCATTGCATAAGAGAAGCTGTTTTTCGTGTTGGTCGGTATCGTGCTCTCTTCACTGGTATAGACGGTAAGGTCATCCATTTTTATGGAGAACGTACCGCTTGTGGCAGTGGCGTCACCGTCATAGACGGCATATTCGAAAAGCTTGTTGTTCGCCCAGTTGGAAGCCTTATCAGAGAGGCTGTTCACGCACATCAGTTTCACCTGCTCGCCTTCCGATGCGCACATGATATTGAAAGACACCGTTTTGGTTTTAATGGTGCCATCGGAGTTTTCAAGATAAACGGATAATTTGTATACACCCGTCTGTTCGGGGTGGTCAATAGAGAAATTCAAAGCGGTATCCGTATAGATAACGTTTCCCAGCACCTGTTCATACGCTTTGGCGTAGTTTTCTCCCTCAAGGGTGACTTTAAGTGTCTTGTTTACATTTCCGGATATATAGAGAGGAATAGAAATCGCTCCGGAATACAATGTCCACCACTGGAAAGTATCAGCCTTGACAGACAATGACGTCATCGTTACATTATAAGTATAAGCCGGAGTGGCCTGCCCGGTCACTTCACCGGTGATTTTCACCATGATCGAGTTGGCTCCATTCGCAAGATACTCCGCAATGTCTACTTTTGTGGCGGTAATGGAGTTAACCATCAAGGTTTTTATCAGGGTGTAGTCCGTGCTGACGGAGTTCTTGATGAATATCTCGCACTTGCCACGCTCTCCCGTATTCTCATAGGGATCATTATAGCTGTATCGTTCCTGTGAGACGAAGGTGAAGTTGAGAACGCAGGGTTCGCCCTTTTGTGAGGTAAAGGACTTGTCACCGTTATTTTGGACACGGATATAGTATTGAACTCCGGTTGTGGAGTCAAGACGCTGGTAGATATCGTTGACGGAATCCTGCAGACTGTCTATTTCTTCCGAATGGATTGCGATAACTTCTTTATCCGCATCGGTAAAGTCATTGGTAGATAAATCTTTTCCGTCCACTTTATCTACTTTTTTGTTAATAAGTTCCCGTAGTACGGTATCATCAAAATTTGTCTGATAATCTACCCATTCGCCATTTTTATATTGATACTCCTTATCTGTCTCTTTTACATAGACGACACAGCCTTCTGTTAATCGGTCGGCTGTAATGGCATTCCTTGCGTCAATAGTAGATACCTCCTTATGACCACCTTTACCATAAATAGAATAGTGCGTAGGATATACGTCTCTACTTGTGCCCGGAACAATGGGGGAATATACATTCGTCCCTTTCAATTCTTCACTCATTTCACCTCAATATTTAATACACCCGTCTGGATGCTATTTAAACGATAAATAGTGTAACTCTCTTTGTGCCCGAAAGTATTTGTAACTTCACGAGTTTCTTCTTTCCAGTCTGTATTACGCAATCCTCCAATCCAAAACTGAATACCAGATACCATAGATGTAGGCAGGATGTAATAAGGATACTTACCACCGGTACAATCGAATACAGTAGAGCCTTGCGTCCGGCCGGCCCATGTACTGGATAAGCCTAATATTTGCTCATTTGTCAAAGTGTCGTTGGCAGATACTCCGTAGTACTTCTTTAGCTTGAATTGGGCGGACACGGACTTGCTGTAAGTCTGGCCGGCAGATACAGAACGAAGAGTATAAGTCGTGTCGGATGTTACTCCTGTGTATTGCTTTGCCCTGATTCCGATTAGCAGTGATTCATTATTGATTGATTGTGATTCGATATCCCGGTCATAAGTCCATGAGAGATTTATAGTCTGTGAGCTGCCTTTCTCATAAGTTCCGCCACCGGATAAAGTCATGGTAAACGGAAATACTTTCGACATCAGTTGTGAGACTTGAGAGAATAAAGCCGTATTAATTGTCCATTCGGAAGTTCCGGCTAATCTGACCAATATATCATCTGTATCAGATACGCTGTCAGCTTCATCATCTACATTATCAAGTTCACCCAGTGTCGCCGCACCACCTGTAGCAGTACGCATTTCTTCAACAAATACATCTTCGTTCTCTTCTACAATACCATCCCTGAACTCTTCTGATAATAAAGACATCAGCATAGGCTCTACAACTTCCGTTTTGCGAACAACTAACCCATTGTTAGCCTGAATTAACTCCTCTGCGATTAACCCTTTCAAGAACGTTATGATTCCTGCAGCCCGATCATTCTCTGTTTTGCTTAGTTTCTTTTCCAGCTCCTGCTCTATCAAATCGAACAATTCATCGACTGTCGTGAACTTACCTTCCAACTCCTGAAAGTTTATTCCAATCTTTGAGAAATTTCTTTGCAATTTGAGCCGTACATCACGTCCGGTATCATTCGCTCCGTTCCACGGGACTATATTTTCATAATTATTATCCATCACGCACTATGTAAGTTCTAATTCATTTCCATCAAATTCTAACAATAGAATTTGCCAGCACATTCCATATTCAAGAGTATCTGCATCTATAAAATTCAGCATATAGTCAGCAAAGCGATTTGTTTCTAAAGTGCTTTGTTTACGAAGTCGGGCATGCTCAACCTTGACTATACCCTGGCTTTTATTACGTTCATAACTATAACTCATAAAAGCAAATGAGAAGACTTCTCCCCGTTCGCTTTTCTCTTTCATTCGACGAATTGCTTCATATATTTCCATACTACAAAAGTACCTTCCAGATAAGCCTTAAAAAAGGACAATAAAAACCCCAAGTCCTCACGGATTTTGGGGCTAGTTTCATTTAGTTTTAACTTTAAACTTGTGACAGGAAAGCGTCTCCCGACGCAAATACTCCTCTATAACAAACACATTGCAAATATACTCTCCTTTCTTGCCTTAAAAAAGGACACTAACCACGACTCACATTCCTTTCCATTCTCTCTAATTTTTTAATTCCATCACGAATAGCTCGCGAATCAACAATTAAATCTTTCTCAAGAATAGATTGAAGCAAATCATTGTTCGTATTCAAAAGAACGAATAGTTTACGCAACGTCTCTTCGTCCATGATATGACCGCTAACAGTATATCGGGAGGAAGAAGATACTGAATCATCAGAATAACCACCACTATATTTACCACTTTTAGTACGTACCTGCTCTAAAATTTGTGTAGTGTTCAACATTCGGATTGTTCCATTCTTTTGCGCAACATTGAAAACATCAAGAAATTGGCGCACATGAGGATTCTCTACTCCCTCATGATTGGTCACGAATTCATTTTTATGAACGGGAATAACTCCAGAAACATCATCCGGATTTCCTGTTTTAGTATATCCTTCAACATATTCATCAGAATAACCACCGGACTTCAAGCCCTTCGCTTCATCCCGTTGCTGTTTGGCTACAGCTATCTGTGCCGCACCACTAGCTACAGCTGCCGCAGCTGCAATGGCACCAAGAGCCGGACCAACAATAGGAATACCGGCCATTGCCTTATATGCTTCCATTGCAGCAACAGCAGTACTTGCAGTAATTTGTAAAACCGATACGGCAAATTGTTTGTCTGCATATTTCCTCTTTACCTGATTTAGGGCCTCTTCTTTCTCTTCTTCTAACTTAGTTGTATCCTTCCCGGCTTTCTTGGCGGCTTTTATTTCCTTGTCATATTTATGAGTTACTTTGTTCATTTCTGCATCTTGGAATCCCTGAACAGCAGAAGAAGCACTACTCATTATACTACTCACAGCATTAAAATACTGTTCACTTCCTTCTATCTTTTTCTGAATATATTCATTATTGATTTTATTTTTTGCTATTTCGTATTCTTCCTCTGAAAGCAGCCCTTTTTTATGTTCCTCCTCAAGAGCTTTCAGTTTTAAATCTCTAATATCCTCGGCAGCGTCCAACTCATATTTTTGTATAACAGTAGCCCTATCCTTCGCTCCTTTTTCTTGAATTTTCCTCTTAGATTCTTCATATACAGACGTAAGAAGAGTAACATCCAACCCATTCTTTCGAGCTAGTTCTAATTGAGATTTATAAAAGGATTCCAGTGCTGCCAGTTGTTGGTCAGTGGAAGCCAAACCATTCATCTTGTTAAACTGGCTACTGAAATTCTGAATTTGATTAGCACTATCCCGAATGATCTTAATACGTTTATCACTAATTTGTTGTTCAAGATTGAGAATGTTATCCCCTGCCTCCTTTAAGGCTTTGGCTTTGACCTCTCCATTTTGGAATTCAAGTTCAGCAACATCGTTTTTATAATCTTTTGCTATTTCGAGTCTGGAATATAGAGAGGCAATCTCAATAGCTAAAAGGCGATTTTTATAATCTTTTTCCGTCAGCTCACCACTATCATTGAGTTTAGACTGTTCAAGCAGAAGATTTTTCTCTCCAGCATTAACAGTATTCAGTCTCCTGTCCCGATATTCTTTAATTAAGTTGAGACGAGTTTCTTCTGACTTTTTTAGAGTATTGTAAATTGCGCTTTGTGCCTCACTTTCCAATTTACCCAATTCAGCCAGATGTTTCTTGTCTTTTTCACTTGACTGATACTTTTTGATGATCGCCAGCCTTTCAACCTGAAATTCCAGTTCTTTTTGAAGTGCATCTAACTGATATTCATTCTCAGTCCTGGCTAACGCATCCGAGCTTTTCTGTAACAATAATAATTCTTCTTTATATGCATTTTCTGCATTTTGCAATCGAGTGGTCCAAGGCTTCTTGTCTTTGTCATCCGGTGGAGGTGGAACTCCTCCACCTCCATTATCATCATTCTTAGCCTCCATCTCCACCTTGTCTTTAATCATCCCCTCCAACAGGTTCTTTAATTGGCCACGTTGTTGCTCAAGTTCTTTTATGTCCGTTTGAAGTTTCTTTCCAGTGTTTTCCATCAATCCAAAGGTTAACATACTTCCCACATTACGAGGTACTGTTTTTAAGGCACCCCAAAATGTATTTCTCTCATCCAAATATTTTTGCTGTTGACTCTTCATCTCATCAAGTTGTTTATCGGTATCAGTTAGACGAGATTTTACAGATTCAATTTCAGCCATTGTCAGTAGACTTTGGATATATTTATCTACTGATTTTTTTGCTTCATCTGTCGCAATGGTTTCTAATTTTAATGAACCTAAATATTCAGGAGAAATATCATTTAATTTTTTTATAGCTTTTAGTCTTTCACCTTTTGATATGGTTTCATCCTTAGCTATTTTCAACAGAGATTCGATTTCCGTTTGTTCTGCAGTAATATTTGATTTGGCTTCATTAACTACATCATTCATCAATAGTTGAGCACGATGAGCTTCCGACGCCCTTCTTGAAAATAAATACAAAGCACTAGCTACAGAAATGACAACAGTAGCAATCGAAGCGAACGGATTTAGTGCCAGAATTTTAAAGAAAGCCTGCATAGCTAATCCAGCTTGCTGTGTTTTTCCGGTTAGTGCAGAAGTCGCAGCAATATACAACCATGTTGATGCAGCTACGGCTTTATCCCAATACTGTTTCAATTTCTGTATAATGATATATTCTCCTGTTTCAGTCTTTACTTTATTCAACCAAAACCATTGTAGTTTCGCTGCCGTATTATAGGCTGTTATAGCAATGATAGTCGTCAATATAAAATTCTTATATTCACTAAACATGGATACAACCTCTACTAGACCTTTGACTGTAAGACTACCAGTGCTCACCATGTATTTCATAACAGGGAGCAACCGTTCTCCAAGTTCAATCCGAATTTCCTTAAAACGCTTCTTAGCTTTATCCAGCTCTGCCTGAACCGTCGTATTTTGTACATTATACTCATTCGTAATACTGGTACCATCAATGAAAGCCTGATTAGCAGTCTCCTGTTCTTTACGGACTTTCTCAATATTGCTAGCTAATGCGCTGATAACTCCTGCCGCTTCAGCACCACTCAACTTCATTTCCTTTAAAACAGGTGCCATTTTATCCATGCCACCTAATTTCCCCAAACTAGCAAGGAACTGAAGAACAGCTTCATTAGCATCCGTCTCCATCAGCGTTGTGAATTGCTTAACATCCATTCGAGCTATTTTCGCGTACTTTGCAGGCTCCTGATATAATTTTAAGATCAATCCTTGTAAAGCGGTACTAGCCATTTCGCTACGAAGCATATTTTGATCGAGTGCCGAAGCAAAGCCCATGACATCAGTAATTGAAAGTTTTGCCTGTTTTGCAACTCCTCCCATGCGCGCACTGAATTCCACCAAATAAGGTTCAGCAGCACTAGAATTTTGTGCAACTTCGTTCACCGCACTACCGATAGCTAACATATTTTCTTTCATTGAACGTTCGCTATCACCAAACATATCTGCCAACTTACCAATATTCTTGATAGCATCCTGTCCCAGGTCCTCCCCAAGTGCAACATCAATCATATTAGCAGCTTCTACAAACTCCAAAACATCATTTTTCGCTGTAATTCCAAGCCGCCCGGCATCTCCTGCAAGTTCATTCAATCGTTCACGTGCTGTACGAGTATCCATCTTCTTAAACTCCTCATTCAAACCAGCGACCTGTTCACTCGTCATACCTGTATATTTGCGTACCTGGCTTTCCGCTTCCTGCATCTGTGCAAACTCATCCACACATTTACGGGCGGTTAAGGTTATTCCGGTCAATGAAGCAATTACACTCGCACCGATGGCAGCATATTTATTAAATCCATCAGTCAATTTTGATAAAGAGAACTTAGTAGATTCCGCTGTGCCTTTTAGCTCTTTCATTCTTTGGTTAACTTCGTCCAGTTGTGCTTTATACTGAGTGTATAGCGGACTATCACCCGGCAAATTCCGTAGAATGGCATTCAGTTCTTTTTGCCTGTTTTGGAGTTCCTTCACACTCAAACTTCCGATACCTATCTTTTCAAAGAGTTTATCATACTCGGTCTGTAGTGCTTTAACGACTTCCTTTTGCGCTTTATACTCTGCGCTATTCTCTCCAAATTTCTTTTTCAGAGAATTCAAAGTTTTATTGGCTGAACGCATTTGCTCTTCCAGCTCAATCATTTTTTGCCTTGCACTATCCTGTTGAATAACAATTTCCAGTTGTACTCTGTCTATCTTTAAACTCATAGTTTCTCAACTAATTAATTAATACACAAAAGTACCCTCCAAAGAAGCCTTAAAAAAGGACACAAAAAAGGCCCGCACTTGTATTTGCGAGCCTTATATTCTAGCCATCCAACCATCGACCATTGTCCAGCCATGTACCACCATCTCTCCATTTCCCATCTGTCAGAATCCACCGTTTTTCCGCTTCTACATCACTGATCCGGATTGGATAAAATGTGCCTTGCCATGCTCCAGACCTTCCATGAGCATTGATAACATCCTCTATCTCTTTACAGACATAACGTTTGTTCCGGATTTCAAATATATTCCGCGTATCATAAACGTTAACATCATAACTCTTTATCTTGATGCCGTGCTTATAATCAATATCGTACATACGTGAATAGAGCATTTTATCTAAATATGCTAAGCGTAAATTACCTGTATATGGGGTGTCCTCACAGTTAAAAGAATGAGGGTAATCAATCGTGAAAACTTTAGGGTTAAAATCCTTATCATCTTTGCGCTTTACGTAAAGAGTCATCGGTGACATTCCTTTGTAGTATGATACATAAATCTTTTGTTGATTCTTATCTTTTTCCGTAGGGATGTTTTCTCCGCTTTGTATTAACTCATAAATGCCATTACTTTCATCACTGGTACCAATCTTGCTTCCGGATATTTTTGGAACTGTTACAAGTGATCGTTCAGAGTCGGGCATAAATACCGGCTCCATACCACTCTCATAAGTGATCCGTTCTATACCATAGTTCGTCATATCGGAAGGCATAATGTTTAATTTGATTTCATTTTCACTCTGCTCCCGAAGAACATCACCAAACATATTTACTTCATCTGTGTGCCATCCCCTATTCGAATCATCAGGCACCGTAATGTAGTACCGGCAACTATCATGTGTATAAAACAGATAGTTTTTAACAGCCTGATATCCGGATGAGCTAATACTTTCTACAAATTGAGTGAATTCCAGTACTGTATCAAAATCCTTTCGGGTCGCAGAAGAAAGAATATTTTTATCTATATGCTGTGGCTTGTAATATTCACTGTCAGTCGGTTCTATCAACACATTACTTTGAGAAGGGTCTTTGTCGTTCTCCCCCTCTTCTGTTTCGTATTCATCTACAACTTGCTGAACATGGCAAACCTGTGCATTTTTAAAATATTCTGCCCTGAACAGTATAGAAACTTCCTTCTTTCTATTATTGACAAGAAAACACAAATTAAAAAAACTCTCAAATTCCGTGATGAGTTCATTTATAGTCCATCCGGGAAACATTTTTGCATATTGGTTGGGATGCCCATTTTGTGGCAAATAGAGCAAATTCCACTCCGAATCTTCCAGCTGATTAGTCAAAACTGTATATCCAAGTGCTTTCATTAACTTTCTAATATAAGCGCAAAGATACGGTTGCAGATAAATATCCACTCCTGTTTCTCTCAAATAGTTGGGAGATATAGTTGGCTTTGAAGTAGTAACAACAGTTACAGCTACCCTCCATCCATTAATCACACCCTTGTCTGTCATTACAGGAGGTATGCAATAATCCACGTCCGGATATATGCGTTTTACCAAGTTATTGATAATGCCTGTTGGAATTTCATCTTCTCCCATATCCAATGATGATACAAGCAAATCGTTTCCAATGAAAGAATTCAATTCGGAGTTTCCCGAAGCTATTTGTATAGATACTGTTAAATCTGTCCATCCCGTTATGATTTCCGTACCATTGCAATACACCCGGTTATCAGCAACCAATACAGCCTGTCTCTTGGTCTTTAGTTCGGAGATAGAATTCAATCTGTTCAGATGTGCATATAAGTCTGCATTAATTGAATTACTAAGCTGAAGAGTAATATCATACGTATACTCCCCATTTTTTGTAAAAAACGGATTCTCACGTTTTACAGAAGTGCTAAAGTCGGCAGGAAGTACCACCGAAGTCCCATCAATATATAATTCAGTCATAGTCTGCTATCGTTAATCCCAAACTCAATCCATTGAATCCTCCAAACATAGAATATTCCCATTCTGTCCGCATTTTACTTCCTACAGAAAGATAATTGCAGTATTCATCCTGCCGAATTATTTCTTTCAATACACACATAATTCGCTGCAACTTGGCATAATGGAGCAATTCTTCCTCGTCAGTCTTACTACCGGAAGCAATCTTTTCACAAATAAAGAAGATTACCTGATTATCCTCCTGCCAGTTATCTTTGTTTTTAGAATCTCCTTCCGCATCCGGATAATTAGCACACAGAAACACGCCTGTTTTATCTTTGAGTTTCTTGACCATGTGTTCCTCTTTAACTGCCAGGAAACAACAATCAATCTTATCTTCGCTCTTCTGATTAACTTTAACCTGAAGCTCCACCATTAGTTCTCTGAACCGGATGATATCTATCATAATTAAATTAAGTTATTCTGTTCAACATCTGCCATTTTAAAGGTAAACTCTATAGCTTTCAGGAGACTACGGTTAAAACTACGTTCATAATTCTGTTTTGTCACAATAATAGGGAACCAACTATCTTCATACCAGATATCTACTTCTTGGGCATTCAACAGATTATGCCATAACTTATAATCACTCTGCAGGAAAATAACCCCACTACTAACTGTATATTCATCCTTTGGTTTTACTCCGAATTTACGATCTACACCAAACATCTTCGCCGTATCACTCTCATCATTGCCTTTCATAGTCATACCGCCTACGGTAGTCATTGTTTCCGGCATATCATATACGTTTTTATACCGGAAACGTTGAACCTCTTCATATCTCGTCTGATCTACCAAAAACTTAAAAACATCACTTCCTTTCACCAATTCATAACTACGGATCATTTCATTTATATCTGGAAGAATATTCCCAACCCTTTCCATACTTACATCCAAAGTTACAGGCATTTTTTCCCCTTTATGTACATATAGTTGTTCCGGATAAACCGCTCCGGATAAAGTACGGACATTCAATAACACTTTATCACCATCTGTAAATACGCTACTTGCATACTCCATTGCACCATTACGTGTCACTTTCTCCCGAACCTCACTCAACCATCCTGGAGCCGATGCCTCTTTTTTTGTCTGCAGCCGGCTAAACATCACATAACTTTGTGAATCTTGTAGTCCATTGATAAAGAAAGTAAAGGTACCAGCAGCATTTGTCTGCCAACTTGCTTCTCCAGCACACCATACTCCCCATAAAGCCAACTCACAGAATTTGCCCAGTTTTCGCACTCTTACCTGATAGTTGGCATCCGGAACATATTCCTCTTCCAAAACCGTTTTACCTCCATACTGCACAGAGAAAGTTATGGTAGAATCCGTATCTATAATATAATCCTGCATCGTAGCACAGAACTCTTCTGCTCTAGGTCTTTGAATCACATTCATAATCTCATGTATTTGTTATGTTTATCATTCTCTGGTAACAGATTATAGGTGACCGCTCCACCGTCTCTTGCCTTCTTCATCTCATCAATCCAAACCATAGCATCATCATTCATCCATTCGGATAATAACTTGATATCCTCAATAGATGCAGGATCGCTCTCCATTGCACCACTTGCAGACACATATCCCCTGATTACTCCTGCTGGAATAATTTTCAGTTGCATACGTTTTAGGGCAATACTCATTCCCAATAATGTAACAGCTTTACAAGCTGCAAAATACGCTTCATTATTTTCTTCCATAGTCAAGAGCGTATCCCATCCGTTTCCATACGCCTTCTTCACATGAAGTAATTGTGCCTCCTTGATGAATGGCAGCAATAACATAAAAGTACGCTCGCTTTTGTCAATAGGAAAATAGGTGTCAAAATCCGCTCCACTGCGTATCAGTAATAGCTGAGACATTTTATAAGCCCTGCTCTCTTTCCATTCCTTAATTTCGGAAGTATTGAGATAACGTATCAAAGCGTCTACTGCTTTATAATAATCTTCCATATGCCGGGCATCATCCCTATCTAATTGCCATTCCCAAGGGAGCTTTTCACTGTTATCTGTAGCGATTTTGAATTTACGCCCATCATCTTCATGACTTAGATCATTTTTTTGGTACATACGTAATGTAGCCAATAAAGCGATAGGCCGTTGTACTTTCTTTATAAGGTCTTGATCTGCATCCTCTTTTGTCTCTTTATACCAGCCTTCCACTTTTTTGTATAGTTCAACACCAATCAATGCGGAAATTTCCTCTGTTGCCAACTCAATATCAGTTATGATTTTATTGAAATCATTATTTGCATAATAATTCCCAGTGAGTTCCCGTAGTTCCCTACTACCATTATCATCCTTATTGAATATCATACTATATCATTTATTTGTTACGCTTTAATAAAGCATCTGCTTTGTATTTATCATCCAGCAACTTCATCATTACCCGGAGTAATAATGTATCATCCGCTTTTTCTATATTTCCAAAAATTCCGGATTCTGCTACGGAAAACAGAATTCCACTCATTCCCAGACTTTGCTCCTTGGGCGTGTTCGCGTCCTGTGTTTCTTTCGTGAAGATGGATTCGAATGAAATCTCTATTCCATCAATAATAAATGTGCCTGTAAGCAAATAGTGACAGAAGAAAGCAAACCATGCATATACTCCCCACTGAACCTGCTTCGGCATCATTTTAATCCTGTTTGAATAGAAATTTATTCGTTCCTGCTTAAATTCTTCCCTGTATTTACCGTCAAAATCAGACTTTCCTATTTTTCCTCCTGGACAACGATAAAGAATACCGCATAAGGCTTGCAATAAAGAAGGGTCCTGTGTATCATTGTAGCCATTCATCATCATAACCGCATTGCGGAATTCCCCAAATGTCAAATCACTGCCATGAGAAAGCGGACCTTTATATTGTTTCCATTCAGGTAACAGATTCTTTGTGCTTGAAAAGATAAGTTCAACTTCTTTCCCCTCTTTACCTTCACTCCACATCCATCCCAGCGTCAACGCCAATTCATCAATCAAAACATAATAATCAATGCTGCTCTTTCTCCGGATGCCACGATTGGAAAGAACAAAACGGCACCACTCTCGTTTCACGTCCATTAAAGTTATTTTAGGGCGTTCAATCAATTTCTGACGCAAGCGAAGCAAGTATAACCACTCTGCAGGAAGAACTTCCTCCCAACAATCCGGAAAATCTATCTGTTTGTTATTCATAATTACACCTGATTTGTTGCCCGTTTATCTGACGTTACATTATCCTCTTTATTGATAACCTTGCGATACATACCAACAAAAAGACCTTTCTTATGTGGAAAGTTTATTCGGATCGCATCATTCAGAGCCTCCAACGCTATTTCCTCCGGGATTTGTGTATCAGCCCCATAGAAAATCTTTAATGCATATAGCATTTGGCTGCCACTGTCACCTTTGCCGTCGATGATGATGTTGGATAACGCAGGATTCAATCCAAAGCCGCTTGTAGTAGAGCTATCAGCTATCCTTGATATTTCCGCCTGTGCTGCGATGTATTTATCTACGTTCATTTCGATTGGCTCGATTTTCCATGATTGCAGGTTTCCGTCCTGATCCACAAAGTCCACACAAGTGAAGAATTTACCTGCATTCTTTTTACCGGCCATGACATCTGCAATCCGCTTGGTCAGTTCATCCCGCAAACGGTCTATTTCTTCATATATCTGTGCTTCTCTCCATTCTTCGTGCATGGCACGTATCATTTCTTCTTTCTGCCTCCAATACTCTTCCGGCTCATGAACAATGTATGCAGATGCAATCATATTCTCATTTAGATATTGGATTATTTCCGGAAGGGTATTAGCATCCAATAGCCAGGGAATCGAACCATGAAAACTGGAAATCGCATACATATTGCGCCCAAAACTACGCATACTATGATATTTCACAGCGGTTTCCGTAGCTGAAGGATTCCATTTATCGAAGATGCTATACAACATCATCCTCTTACTGGTATAACTGTCAAAATCCCCAATAAGAAACTGTTTCACATCTTCCAATCTCCGGCTGTCATTCTCCGGCCATACCATCCGGCAGTCTGTACTGTGAAGTGCTTCCAAACGGGTTATCCACGGTTTACCGATCCGGATTGATTTGGCTGCATAGTATTTCACAAATACTCCTTTCATGTGATTGTACTCTACAAAAGCATTACGAATATAACTCCGATAATCCCATGTATCAAGCCATTCCTGTATTTCATTATCTATCAACCACTCTTGCACACGTTCGTTATTGACTACATTCACCCGATAAAGCATCGGACCTTGACCATACATCAAACCTGTTTTGCGATCCAAAATGCCCGGTCCCAGATTATTCTTTTCAAGAATGTCACGTACTGTCTTCGGAAGATTATTATCAATTCCCCAGGGAACGACGCGAACTCCGGCTATTGTCACCGGATCACCATCCCAGTTGGAGGAAGAACCATTAAAAAAACTACTTAGTTCATTGTTACCTAAACTCATATTGATGGCATAGGTACCTACTCCAGCATCAACAAACCGGAAGCCTCCAATTTTCTCCTTTATTTCAGCCATTATAATTCAATTTTCTATTTTCCAATATCCCTTTTAAGCGGGCAATTTCCGCATCACTCAAGCCATACATAACTCTCGAAATCAATCGGTTCAGCCCTCCATACATATTTTTTGCATACCATCTCGTATTTTTCTTCACCGGATTCCGGTTTGCTTTCATTCCCCAAGCCGTCCGGTTTGTATCAACTTGATGCCGATTCTTCTTATTTCCCGCAATTTCAAAAGCACGACCATAAGAAAAGAAACTAACCTTTAATCCCGGATTCTCTCCGTCATGGAAAGTTTTATAATCTATGCTATCATGCAAAGCATCCGTCTGCATGAGCTTTCTTGTCTCTATAGCTTCAGTTAGTATATCACAAAGCCATTCTCCGTGCTGTGACAGTTCCTCCTCAATAAAAAGGGTCTTTAATTCCTTGCTTTCGTTACTTTCCATTATTACACTAACTATATTGCAAAATTACATACGAGAAAGACCTTAAAAAAGGACACAAAAAAGCCCCGACTGCACTCACAATCGGGGCTTTTTTATTATTTCAAACCTTAGATTTGCTCAAATCTTATTTTATCATTTAGCAGGAATCAAATTTCTTTCTATATATACTTCCTCATTTAAATCTCCATTTTTCAGAGATTTACCATCTTTGCTACTATATTTCAGTTTTTTATCTCCGTATTTAATCACATCAGGTGTCATGCCTGTCTCTGATTTAATTTCATCAATGACTAAAAATAATTCGCGTAGGTCTTTTAAACCTGAAAGGAAATAATGTATCTCACTGTCTTTCATCTGAATCTCTTTTCTCGTTTACAACTATTCTTTGGTCATTCAAAGCTAAATCCAATTGATTACGAAGTTCTATTAGTTCTTCTCTAGTACAAGTGCATATATATTTAGAATATAGAGCAATAGTATATTCTTCCATGCACTTTATACCACCTGAATAACTACAGCTTTTTATAATTTTAAATATCGGATTACTCATAGTTTAACTCCTTTCTCTCCATTAGATTGGAGTGCATTTTGCAAACAAGCTATTAATTCAACAACCTCTTCACCTGTCAATTCACACAATTCATAGTTACCTAGATAACTGATATTATAGTTATATTCGCCTGATTCAGTATCAGTATGTTTACGTTCACTTGTCACGAAGATGTTTTTATTAGTTATAGATTTATCCCGTTTCATAATGTACCTCCTTTCATCATTGAGGTATTGATACGTATATTCACACGGCTATTACCCACGATGAAATTCATTTCACCGTTTTCGTCTTTACTCGTCCAGACTTTATCATGTCCGGAAGTAATCAAATCACTAATTTTGTTGAAAAATTCTTGGACTTTCTTTGCCTCTACGCATTTGGTGAGGACTTTTTTTTCTTTTTTCATATCACTGTATTGTTTGACATTTCGGCAATTATAGAACACAAGAACGGCCGCCATTTCCCGTGTCGTCAAACAATACAGTGATAATCGCCGAGGCAATAACAATGTTTGGGAAAGGCAGCCGCCTATTTCGTATGTATCATTTCCCCTAATACTAGGAAAATTATGTAAGGACATAAAAAAAGCCCTCGAATTTCGTGAGCATTATACGATGCACATCGACGATTAAAAAAAATCGTATTGTTTGACTCTGCAAATATGAGGATAAAATTTGAAAGTGCAAAAGAAAAGTGGCATTTTTAGTGCTATCCTTATCTATTCATTCTCATCTTCATCTAAACTAGCAGCCGTTTCTTTGAATAACTTCTGCTGTTTTAACCATTCTTCCTTAGTCTGATTATCATTCTCCATTGATCTTTCAATTGCTAATGTTTCTTTATATTCTGAAGCAAGAGCCGTCATTGTCCACTTTACTTCAACTTCTCTCTTTTCAACTTCCTTCCTTATATCTGAAATTGGTATTCGGAAAAATTCTTTTCGAGGATTAACCTTATTGACTTGATTCTGTACAAAGAAACGATGAAGTTCAGTTTCTAATTTAGGAGCATCTTCACAATATATCATAGCATGAACATCAAAGGGGAAAGGTACACTTGCATCTCCAAGTTCACGAACACGATCTAAAGGTTCAAGTCTCCTTGTCATACCTATTTTATAAACATTCTCTCCAAATGAACCAATATTAGAGATAATATATACATGTCCTGACTTTGTTTGTTGAGCCATGGATAACGCCCTTTGATTTTTGGCTTCTGCTTCAATTAATTTTTGTTCTAAATCAGCTAATTGTTCCTCATATTTTGCTTTTTGCTCTTCACTAGCCTTGGCAATAGCCTGTTGTGCTTTTTCCATAGCCTTTCGAATAGTTTCCTCTTCCTTAGCAGCATCACGCATTGCTTTTTCATATTCCCGTCTTGCTTTCTCTTCTTCACGAATTTGCTCTTTTATACGGCGTTGTTCTTCACGTTCTTGTAGTTTTAGTTCATTTACAGCAACGCCCCATTTCAATTCGTCAAGTCTAGAATCAAGATATATAGAATTTATACGAGCGTTTCTGAAAGCAGCACCCAAATAATTAACCAGACTATATGCATCCTGTATTTTTTGTTCCAATATTCCATAATTATCTTTTTTAATCATGGCTAAAATAGTATCTACTTTACCATTAAAAGCATCAAGAACAAAATTTATAGCAGTATCTTTTCTGTTTTTCTCCACATAATCACATGAAGCGGCATCACCATTCTTCATCAACATACGAGTTCTTTCACGTGCGTCTTTTAATCTTTGTCCGGCTTCATCATATCCAAATTCATCCGCCAAATCATCTAACAGAGAAAAAGTTGGTTTCAAATATTCATCTCCATATCCTTCTATTACATTTTTCATTGCCTTTGAAACCTCTTCGTAATGTTTGGCTTTATTAGCAATATCATATGCTTCTCCTGCTATTTCTTTAGCCTTGTTCTCCGCTTCTGATAATATCAATGCCGCTTGTCTAGTTGCATCTTCTCTAACCTTCTCTGCTTCATCTTTTGCTCTTTGTAAAAGCTCCTTGTTTGATTTCTTAATAATAGCCGTCTCATCATTGGTTATTTGTACTTCACTCCGAGATTTAGATATAATTGATTCAGCTTCATCATCCGCTTTGTCTAATATTTCTTGAGCTCTTTTCTCTGCATCAGTAATAATCAGCTTCATCTGCTGTTGAGCACCAGCCAAGATTAATTCGCTTTCTTCTTTTGCTCTTTTTAGCCTATCTTCAGCTTCCTCATCAGCGTTCAATGCAGCTTCATACTTGGATAGCTTTTGATTAATGCTTCTTAATTCCAAATTTCGCTTCATTATCTGTTCTTTTTCATCGTGTAATTTTTCATTTTCAAAACTTACACTTTTCCCTTTTCTTTTTAGTGATACAATGTTACCTATTAGTACCAATAGCACAATCAAAAGGATAATAATAATCCATTCCATAGCATCAGATATTTAATTAATAATTTTATTTTCTAGTATTTCTATTGTATTTTTGCCTAAAACATTAATTATGAACGAGATTGAATTAAGAAAATACTGCCTTGATCAAGCAGTGACTATCATTGGGTGGACGGCTACAACATTTTGGCCACGCCCCGAACTAAATCCGGTTATTCTTGCCGATATATTATATCGCTATCTTACTACCGGTGAAATAATACAATTTGAATTACCGGGAACCCGTAGGCAAAGCAACACTCAATGAAAATTTTATTGAACTAACAGTTACTTTCTCTTCATTCAATTCTATCACGGCTGTTGAAATTTCCATCACCGTTTCTTTTATAAAATCTTTTAGTTCCATAATTAAAAAATCATCTCCTCATATCGTGCGCCAACCGGAACCACCCGGAACCCGATTGTTTACGGGTTACACGATATGAGGAGATGAATTTGTCGGTTTATATTTGGCAATGCGAATATGCAGATATTATTTGAGAGTGCCAAAGAAAAAGGTTATTTTTGTCAAAAATATTAAGAGGTATGTTTGAAATAGAATTAGCTACTTATCACAAGAATTTAGAACGTCTTCGTGAAGAAAACCCTTTGGGTGGCTTTGTCGTAATTAAAGGTGATGAGATTTTAGATGTATGGTTAAACGATCTTGATGCCCTTAAAGAAGGTGTCAAAGCGTATGGACGTATTCAATTTATGATTAAAAACATTAATGAAAAGCCTATAAACATCAGTGCATTTGGAAGTGCTAGCACTAAAATAGAATACAATTCAGACGCACATCTCACACTCGATGATAAAATAAAAACTGCACTAAAAAAGAAAAAAACGAAATACCATCATTAATACACGGTGGATATACAGAACCATCACCTGTGTAAAATAAAAAGTTCCGAACCTGTGGGATTCTTTCGCTTATCAAAACAGAAAAAATAGAGTCTTAATCTCATTTTAACAAAACCAACTACAAGTTTATCCATTAATATTGATAACTTTGCAACAGAAAGGATAGTAGACTTATATGATTGACTTACTAAGAAATATTATAGCATACGTCAGCACTTTTACAGTGATTTGTATTACCGTGATATTTATCATTGAAGGAATTACATATATGTTAACCAAGCGATACAATAAAAATAAAACCAGCTACAAAACACTTATAGCCGGTATTATTATAGCTTTATTACTTTCGCCTTTATATTATCTTCCCGCTTAATATTTTTCACGAACAGAATTCTGTTCATGCAATAAATCTATAGCAGTTTTAAAATCTTCTGGAGTATTAATTTCTAATGAGTCTAATGCACATTTTATGGACTCTTTAGTATCCCTATCTACTTCATGATCCAAAAAATCATTGAATTTTTCAATTAATCCTCCAGTTGATAAATCAAAAGAAAAATTACCAGCTTTAATATTCAAGCCACCACCATTTACACCTAAAATTGTTAATGCTACCATCCAAATAAACATTTTATTTCTAGCACTAAGTCTAAGGTCTCCTGGCGACTCCATTTGTACTTTCATTATCATATCTGCAACAGTCCCATCTATGCCATTCTGTTTGCAGAAGTTTTCAGTAACCTGAAATAATTTATATAACGAAAAAAAACTTTGAGTATTGACATCATCTTCTGTTTTTATACGCAGTACTAGATGAACCTCATCATCCTTTTCATAAAAGTCTGATACGCAACTATCAACAAATGGAGCATACGAATCTATATTAGAAACAATGTGACGAGAATTAAACATTAATTGCATTTTGGGGCTCAAACTTGAACGGAGTAAGGTTCGCAATACAGTAATTTTTCGTCTTTTATTAAATTGGCATACGCCATCAAGATGAGAGATATTTTTTTCTTCATAAACAACAGAATCAATACGTGCAATAGCTAAGTCATCAGAGTTCTTCCCTGGTATCACGATGATATCATTTATTTTTATATCACGACAGAATTTTAATAGTTGAGGAGCAACATACTATGAATTAGGTTCTTCACCGGAAGCATCCAACATTTCACCTTTAGCTATCTTTAAATCAATTGTTCCTCTTAATTGCTCATTCGCTTTCTCTTCTTTTGAGATTGCAAATTTTATTTCCTGCAAAGATATCTCGTTGTACCCAATCGCAATATATCCCCTTGATATAAATTCGTGGAAATAATCACCACTCATACTTCTTACCATCCAATACTGGCTTTGAGCATTGACAGTTTTTACATCTTTCAGTAACTTTTCAACATCGAAATATTAAAATGGCGAATCCCTCACCATAGTGCGCCAACAGGTCAATGATACCTGAATCCGATTTTACGGATTACACTATGGCAAGAGATTCATTTATTCATTATTTTTTGGCACTGCTAAAATACAGGAATTTCAACATGTGACAAAATAAAAGCGAATTTATTTTTATATATTTTATGATAATGTCATCATGCTCGCATAAATAAGAAAGGGTTTCCGCAAATTGGAAACCCTTTAAAACGGAAGGAGTACCGGTATTCCTCCCAAGTTGTGTTACTTTACTTGATGTTTAATATGGTTTCCGATAACTTATTCTTTATATCATTCAATGCGAATTTAAAGATTTCCAACTCACTTTCAGTAAAGGCACTTGGCTTTCCATTCACAATGTTTCCATTTATGCGTTGCGCAAGCCAACTACGATCTTTCTGAAAATAGTGTTGTGCAATATATGATAATGAAAGAACATCACACAGCTCTCCCATTCCAGTACGGACATTTACATCTGTACGTTTTCTGTTTTCCCGTACTTTTCTCATTTCATCACTAAGAATTCGTCCGGCTTCCCTTCGTTCCTCTAGTGGAATCTCCGCATTTAAATCTTTCCAGATTTTATCAAATTCTTCGCTTCCATCTTTTGTACGCAACAGATGAAACTTAGAAACTAATTTTCTGATTTTGTCCTCTAATTGTTTATCCATACTTCTTTTTTATTATGAAACAAAGAAATGTTGATAAGGTTGATGAAAGGGAACCTCATTTGAGGTTCCCAATCTTTCATTCTTCTCTGAGTTCATCAGCAATCATAATGATCGTATTGAATAGCTCATCGTAGAATTCCGATTCTGAAAAAATAATTCCATCATTAAGAATATCTTTTTCGTATCGGATGAGGAATCTTAAATGGTCAAGCATTTCCTCACGGTCATTTAGACCTTCAACCTTATCAAACATCTCTGTGTCGTAACACAATGCAAATATAATAACGTTTTGTTTATTACACAATAAACAGAGCGTTATTATTACGGCAAAAACACATTTTTAACTCTAGTTTAACAATCTCAGTTCCACAATGCCCGATACACTCAATTTTAGTCGTCTTATTTTACATCGAAATAACATATTAGCAGAATTCAAAATACAATCTAATCTGTTCTAATTAGATATCTACCTAATGGGAAAAACTCTACGACTAATTTAATCATAACACATTATATAACAGCATATTAATTAAAAACACATGAACACGGGAGTCTTCCAATCAATAGTCAAGCTTATTTCCAAAAATATTCTTTTTCTGATTTTAGTATCTAAAGCGGTCGTTTTTCTTCCAATTTGGGGCGATATTTGCGCTCAAAAAATCGGTTACATTATTTAATTACCTAATTTTCAGTCATAAAACTATTTGCGGTTTCTAAAAAACCGCAAATGAAACGGAGTTCTGCCCGACACGCGCCGACCCCTTTTTGCGGTCGCACCCCCCTTTTGGGGCGGGAAATATGACAAAATCCTTACAATCCCACCACTATCAAATTTTCCCTAAGAAAATGCTACCTATCTGCCTGCCTCAGGCAGGTGTACATGAAAAAGCCCCGCTATCTTCACAGACTGCGAGGCTAACCACTCGAATAAAAAACGAACTACATCCTAGACGCAACAGACAGATTGCGTCCCGTCTTCCATATCCGTATCCATTCCTTACGTAACATAAGATATTTAAGTGCATCCGTAAGATTGGTTGATTCTTTAGGTAATCGATTGGTAGGTAACTTGTCTCCTGTCTTTAGTTTGACTATCTCTGAGCTGCCATCAGAACGGCTTACGGTCTTTGTTCCGGTTATTTCCATCTCACTCTTGAGGTTGGAACAATTATACTGGTCGAATTGAATGGTAAACAATCCCCTCTCTAAATTGCCACTTAACAAATCCATGAAGAAACGATATTCCAAATTACTACCAATATTGCCCTGCCCTATACTCATTAACTGTACCTGCCATCCTGTCCTTGTACCATCAGCATAGTATTCTATATTCTTTTTTATCTGAGTAGCCATGTCTGCTTTGACCTTATGGTAGTTATTCATTGAACGATCATAATAGAGTTTCAGAATCTTCCGTTTATGCGGTTTAAAGTACTCCAAAAAACTATCAGCCAGTTCTCTGGCCGTATTAGGTGGCAACGTATAGAGTTCTTTCAATACTTTGTATTTCTTTTTGTCCTGTTGCCCAAATACCATAGATAGCATATTACCGGAGTCCATTCCAGCTTCAATGGGCCTATTCATGTCTAAATGCCTAAGTACTGTGCAATCCTCCTTCCATCCCAACGGCTTCTGCTCTATAATCTCATTTATGAATCCATCAGCATAAAAATGTCGGATAGCCAAATTACAATAAAACATTTGCCCAGCTTCCAATTTAGGGATAATCGAAAGGATATTGCACAGAATTCCTTCAAGCCCTTCGGAGAATTCATCACTAAACCAATCCAGCCCTAAAACGTCTGCGTTGACATAAGAGGACGAAATGAAGAAAAACGATGTACGTGAACGTGTCTTGATCCATCGTTCTTCCCATCGCTTCATATTGCGCCCTGCGAGTTCCAGTGCCCGTTGAAGTTTATTAAGACTTGGAGCTAATGATTTATCAAAGCGATATTTCTTCAGCACTTCATTATATTCCTGTAAGGTAGCTACATACGTCTTTTTCGTCTCGTTATAGACAAATCCCGCCTGGAGCATTAAGAGGATTTTATCTTTATCGTTCTGTTTAGCCAGTTTCAGAATCCAGTCATATTCGCCAATATGGTTTGGATTAGGCATATCGGTAGTAAGGGTACGGCTACGGTACCAAACATTCATTCCGTACTTCACCCTAAAACCTCGTACAGCTTTCAACAGATTCGTAAATTTCTCCTCCGTGAAATACTTGACTTCATCACCGAATACTCCAACATAAGAACGACCTGCGCCGATAGATGGTCTGTCCAAAGAAATAAAAGTGAAGTTAAATCCGGTATAGAAAACCATAGTGTTACGCCAGTCTGTACATACATTGTACATTCTTTCCTGCCATTCTTTAGGCGGCTCCTGATTAATCACATAGTGAATGCCAATTTCCCACCCTAACAGGGAAAGTCCATCTATAAGCGAAGGAATGACATTCTTATGCAAATCCGAATACGTATCAGCTACCCATGCGAATGGTGCTCCCTGACAATCCTGTGCAACTTCTTGCACTCGTTCTGATAATACTTGCACTGTTTTAGCACTGGCACGTCCGGCAATCCAATAAAGTGCCCAAGGCATCATTATTGATATGAGTTGTGCCATCCAATTTGCGTATCGCTGTTCTACATCATCAGTCGATGTCTTTAGTTTTTGTTTCCTGGTCATCGAGCATTTCAATTATATCCACATCAATCACTTGCGCATCCCTCTTTAAACGAACTTTCTCCCGCTCCGGAATATCAGGAATAGAATCAATCTGTTCAGCAAGCAATTGCCTGTTAACCTGTGGCATTCCTACAGCCTGCGTATCAAGCATATAAATTTTTATGGGCTTTTCGTTTACTTCCTTCCGTTTCTGTGGATCAGGCTTATCCAATTGTTTGATTTTGGCAGCCTGTATCATCAAGTTTCCATACACTTCCATATCCTTAGAAGAATGTGCATTCATTAATACAACCTGTGCCGCTTTCTGCAAATTATCAAACATCATATTTCGGTGAGCGTTATTTTCTACCGAATCATTCGCAAAAAACAGGTTTATAGCCTCATTATACATTTCCCTGGCCCTAGCCCTTTTTACCTGAAAAGGATCATGCATAAGGAAAGATATTGCATTATCCTTACCATATTTCCGCTGTATGCCAATCAGGGCGTACAGCGCATTATAATAGTCCATCTCATCACCCGTTAGTTCCATTGTACAACCGGATGCCAAGTAATCCTGTAACCTGTCAAAATAAGAAGTTTCAAACATTCTCTATATCTCCGAAAAAAACTTGGTTAATCGCATTCTTAAAACCGACTTCACGACGTAGTTTATCAAGTCGCTGCGCCTGAGTTACATTATCACCAACTTCTGCACTGGCTGTCATTGATAATCCTTCCTTAGCCTGTTGTATCAACTGTCCGCGTTCATAGTGATATTTCAGTGGAGAACCTACCAAATTGAAATACCACTCAAAATCATTCAAAGGAATATTGTAAAACATGGCTATTTGCTTAGGAGTATATCCTATAGCTGCCAGCTTTTCATATTCATCAAAGTTAATCCTGTCATACCATAACGGATTTTCTCTCCACTTAACCAATTCGTCCGCAACGAAACTCATAGACTTCCTTACTTTTTAAAAATACATATTGTTCTTCCATCGCATTCTCGCCATAGTTTCCACTCCCTTCTACAACAAAAAAGCCTTTAGGCGTATCCAAACAAGTTATCTTCTTATGGCTCCACGCAAAAGACAATTCAATAACCCCATCTTGATGGAGTGCCATCAACCTTTCAAAAATCTTAGGCATACGAAACTTTATTGTCTCGGAAATATGCAAATGAATACTCCCAATGGCCCCTTTCTCCTTCCATCGGAGCAATGCATTAATTATGCGTTCATTGGTTGAATAAGTTGCTATATACAGGTGTTCCAAATATCCAGTATGCTTGAGTAAGTAAACTATAAAAGTAAATGCCGTAAAACTTTTCCGTGTTTCTATGAAAAAGACTTCATTTTCTTTTGGAAGTCGGCCGCATAACTCTTTGAGATTATTCAATTTATATGTTTGAAGCATTTCAAACCGCTTCGAATACATTCGTGACTCACACAGTTCTTCACGTAGCTCTTTTAAATCAAAATAATAACTCATTCAAGTAATCGGTTCACCTCTTCCAATTCAGCTTTGTAACCAGCCAGTCTTTCCCGTCGTTCGATATCCAAATGCGGCTTATCTCCTTTATTCAATTCGTTAGTTACCCGCCAAATATTGTTTTCTATCTGTTTTTGGCGTTTTACAAGTTCTTTTATCGGTAGTCCCAATAGTTCTTTTCTCCTTTTAAACTCATTAAAAATCGGATGCTTCCCTAATAAAGACTTGTTCTGCTGATAATAATTCAGTTCATCCCATATCATCCGGTTTTCAATATAACTGTCTATTAATTGTCTGCTAACAGAAGTACATTGATTCAGATCAGTGCAATCGCGGAGTTGAAAATGTAATTCAACGTATGCATGATATCGTGAAAATTTTCGGGAAGCAAGTGCCTCCAACTCCACCGGACATGATTTCTCGTTTAAAAACGAAAATTCTTCCCGAAAAGACTTGGGTTTACGGCTGAATGTTATCTCTGTTTCTTTCCAGTTTGTCGTAAAATCCTGATTAATATTGTATTTCTTGCAAAGAAATGCAACCATCATTCTCTTATTGCCGGAAGGGTTGGAACGAACCAGACGCAACGTTAATGGAGATACGCCCGACTGTTCCATCAAGCGTATTCCTTCTTGAGCATTTGCTCCATTCTTCAGCCAAGCGATTACAATCTCTTTCACTCTTCAAATTCGGATTTATCCGGGAACATTTCAAGTAAATATTTCATTAGAAAGTCAGAATATCCACTTTCTGCGTTATTCAGGAATATTTTCTTTGATACCAGTTCCTGAAATTTCTTGTGATCCGGTTGCTTGGATACGATAGACAATGCAATATTATCGCTTTGCCAGTTCAATTCGATAGAAGAAATAGGATCAAACTCTGGAAAGAGAGTATTAAAATAAACAGATGAGATCAAATAACCACCTGTATTCAATTCCGGGAACCTTTCAAACATATCTACAAGACTCTGTTTTTCGTAAACAACAGGAGTATGTGTTCCAAAATCTAATTTGGGAAAATCTGCCAGCAATGCAACTGTACGCTCCATATTATCCCTATAAATGCCTTTATATAGTTCTGGACGCAAGATTCCTTTATTTTTAGGAACCTCAATATGAGCCAGCATTACCGGAGCTACAAGGTAGATATCATCATTGGACCAAATAAATTTATCAGTAACTTCATCGGCAGCAATAGCCAATTTTAATTTTTCAAGTACATCAATCTGAGGATTATCTGACACACATTCATATTCTATGACTGTAACAACATCACTCATCCATTCCTCCCGGTCACCAATGATGACAACATTAACACCAAAACGCAGGAATTTATCAAAAGAGCGCAATGCCATTTTTAACTCATCCCCTTGTGCTTTGTTCTTAACATAAGGAATTACCACCGTTGTATGATCCAGTATGGCTAAATTCTCTTGAGATGCCAGTCCCCCGCTTGGAGCCTGATCTTGTTCCACACTAGAAGCCTGATTATTTACTGAATCAGCTTCCACTTTTTTTCCTTCTTCCTTTTTAGTTCTCATATTCTTATTTTTTGATACACAAAAGTACCATTATCCCAATATAGGCAAAAGGACACAAAAAGAGGTGCTATATCCAATATGGATATGCACCTCTTCTCAACACAACAAACAAACTTATTTATAGACCTCCTTTAGATGAGCCTGACGCACTACCAGCCAATCCTAAAATAGCATTGATTTCCTCACTGTCTGTAGCCGGAATAAGGCTCTTGGCAATATGTCCAATTGTAGCCCCACGCAGTGAACTTGCCAAGTTGATCGTATTTTTATCACCTTCTTTGTTATCCTGTGAATCTGCTTTTGTGAGTTTCAATGGAGTACAGGGAGTACCTGCTATCTTTGCATCATCACCTGAGCAGCCAAAAACAATAGCTCCTAAATCTTCATTGATATTGTTGTTTACAAATTCATCATGTTCAACCTCTGTTCCTGGATGCTCATAGTCTACATGATGAATGAAGCCACGCGCATCGTCTTCTCCTTCACTTGTGTGATAAATGTTAATAGTAGAGTCCGTTGCATAGACTGCAATCGGTTTTTTCCCTTCTACCAAAGCGAATTCCTTAACACGTACTCCTTTTTCATCACGGTTGTATGTCTTTACATCATTCCAGCGGAAATAGACAATATACGCCTTTTTACCTTTCGGGCGTCCTGCATTCGATGTCTTCTTAGGAACCGATGCAAACTGATATACTGATTCTGCCATAATTTTACCTCCTTTTATTTTTTAAAGCCCACCAGCTTCGGAGGCAGACGCTCCTGACTCTGTGGGTGGAATATATGCAAAAATAGCTTCAGCAATCCAAAATCCAGTTGCTTCCCACCATTCCGCAAAAATTTTCACCTTATAGTTTTCTCCTTGCATCCAAATTTTTGTAGCTTGTGGGTCCTTACTACGCAAATGTTTGAAGTTCTCTTTTGGAGTAATAAAGAATACTCCGGTACCACGCATACCTTCAAGTGGAGCAAATGTGAATTTTGAGAAATCGACTTTCACTTTTTCTCCATCTTCATTCTTCAACCAAGGATATTTCTTGCGATATGCTTTTCCATAGCGCGTTACAATGTCCGGATCGGCATGAATAAACATCTGTTTCTTTTTGTATAACGGTTTAACCTCTTCAACCGCCTTGTCGATCTGATCTACCAGCTGTTCATCCGACAGCTTCTCGCCATTGAGCAACCAGGTAATAGCTTTATTATTCGCTTCTTTCAATGCTACAAGTTGAGTGACATACCCATCCATAACTTCATTGGCTTCTGTTGCATCATCACCGTCTTTCACAGCTTTAGACTCTACAAACTTACCTGTAGCCAAAGCAACCTCACGCTCTTCGTCCAACTTAGGGAACACAAGTTGATTTAAGATATACTTTACAACCGGCATATCTTCCGGCTTCAAGTTCTCATCATAAAGATATCCGATGATATCCTCCATCACATCAGATGGAACGATAGCAACGTTAATTTTACATTTGAAATTCTTAATGGTAAGCGGAGTAAATTTAGTTTTTCCTTTGGGCGTCCAATGGGGAGTAAACTGCTGTAATACCGAATCAATTGCTGCCTGTTGTGCACGAACCTCCACTTTATCGGTAGCGATGGTGGACATATACTGCGTAGATTCGGTCTTTCCCATCAAACTTTGCAGGATTTCAAGACGTTCACTATTTACATACTTACCAAATTCTTTTTGCAGTTCGGTAGTTTCAATAGTTGTATTGCCTGAATAAGAAGCACCGGGTCTTCCATAATAAATAGCATCAACATATTTATTATGCGACAGATTCATGTCCGGTTTAAAAGTCTTTCCCATATTATCCGCATTTGTTCCTGTTACAACCTTTCCTGCATCAGCTGTTTCTTCCTTTTCCAACTTAGCGATTATGGCATCGGCTTCCTCTTTCTCTTTTTCCAGTTTGGCAATACGTTCACGAGCCTCTTTCAACTCTTTCGCATTTTTCCCTTTCTCAACCTCCATTTCAGACAGAAGTTCTTCTGTTACCACACTCTCTGCAGTTTTCCCCTCCTTTTCGAAATCGGCAAGATCCTTTTTGAACTCCTCGACGAATTTTTTTCCATATTTATCTTCCAGTTTAGTCTCCTGCTCTTTACTCATTGAGGATTTTCCGTCCTTGTCTTTAGCTAAAGCTGAGATTCCCAAATATCCAAATACGGCAGCAACTACTTTTTCAAACATAATTATGCACTTTTTGAATTAATATATTCGTTTACATACGCATCTCTGCGCAATTCTCTCACTCTTCTCAATGCAAACTCTCTAGTACCAACCGAATCAATCAAGCCATTTTTTTTGGCGTCGTTCGCATAGAACATGCGCCCGGCAATGATCCCTTCCGTTTCGAGGTTAAGTTTACTACCTCTTCTACTTTTAACTGCTTCTTGGAATCCTCTTGCGAGCGGATCAAGTTCTTCTGTTTTGATTGCATCATATTTTCCCTCCTTCGCCGCTTCAAACGGCGCATTTTTATAAGATGATAAATTACTATAGATTGTATGAACCTTTATTCCATCTTTCTCATAATATTTGGCATAATCCGGAAAACTCATCATTACACCAATAGAGCCAAATTCCGAAGAGATTGTGTTAGAAGCAATAATTTCATCGCAATAACAAGCTACATAGTAGGCAGCAGACGCACACAAATCACAATATGCAACCACACACTTCTTTTTCTTCTGTGCATATTGGATCGCATCAATGAGTGGGGCGATAGCATCAACGCTACCGCCACCGGAATCTATGTCAAGCAAAATACCAGAAATTTTCGGGGAATCTGCAGCCTGATTTACCATCTCTGCTACTTCAGTAGTTCCATAACTACAGTATGAACCGTATTTCAACATAGAACCTTGAAGCCCTATGACTGCCACACTATCTTGTGGTGCATCTGAAAAATCGTGTCCGGATTTCATTTCTGTTTCGGACATCGCACATACAACTATGGGAGACTTATCTGATAGTTTGGTTATATCTTCACTCTCAACCCCTCTTTCTAAAAGAAGATTAATCAGGATTTGGTTGGCTTCCACATCCCGGAGTGAGATAAACCATTTACCTCTCAAAACAGCACTATATAAAGAAGAAAATGCCATGTATTTTTATACTTTATTTGTTTGATACAAAATTACAATGACTTATCGCCTATTAAAAGGACTTTAGGAACTTTGAGAACTCGGCACTAGAACGTTTTATTGATAGAGTGATGGCTGCTGGGGAACCGCTTCTCTCAATAGAGAGCTGTACCGGGTTTTTATCTGTTCCAACCACTTTCCTCTCACCATTAGAGTAATCAATACGAAGTAGCCCATATCCACCACATTGTTCCCTAATAAATGATTCATTCGCCTCACTTGAATCTGTACAAGTAGCGCTCAATTCTTGTTGTACCAATTCTCCCGGAGCAGACCTAGTTTCTTTTAGCTCACATTTGGATATATTAAAATCGATCCAATTGCCGGAAACGGAGATGGAACTAACGCCCAAACAATCATCAATATCCGCATCGTCTATTGAAAGATAGAACATTGCGCTAATTTGTGCTCTTTTATCATCTAAACTCATAGCTTATATATCTAATAATGAATAAATTGCTTAAAAGTATAAGTATAAAAAAGATAAAAAATATCTTTTTACTTATAGATTAATCGTAAAAAAAACACAATCACTTAGAAAAGAGACAGTTGTATTTCCTTATTTACCTCTTTTATCATCTTTTTCCGATTTCGATAGTCATACTTCTTTATCGCATCATAGTTTATTGCGTTATTTTTAATGTTATATGCCATCAAAAACGCTTTTATAATCTTATCCTGCTTGAATCCCTTCTCATATCCCGCAACAAAATATTCGCGAATACGAAGACGGAAAGATGCTTCAATGTAATCCTGCAACATCCTTTGTTTCCATTCAGGAATATACAGAAAGTTTTCATTTAAAATGAAATGATTCCATTCCTGTGTTGGCAAATATAATGTAATTGGATTCTCTTTCAAAGGAAGACGTGGCGGGCGGTCTTTTATTGTCACCATTGCTTGAATCATTTTTCCGAGATCATTAGTGGTTGCTACCATTACCCCACCTTCTTTTCTACACCCAAACTCATGATATAAGTAATCATGTAAATAGGGTGCCAGTTCTATTGTTACACTTGGTTTTTCCATATTACTTGTTTTTTTAAATAATTTCCCATACTAGCTTACAACCTACAACTAACAATCAAAGCATTGTATATAAACACATTACATCTAGTCTACCGGTTGTAACCACTTATATGGTTGTAAGTGGTTGTAAGTAGGTTGTAAGTGAATACCAAACTATGCACTTACAACCTTTTCATATCTGATTATCAACATATTAAAACACATATATTATAAAGGTTGTAAGGTTGTAACCACATTTTCAATTATTTTTCTCTTAAATAGTTTTTTATATATTAGACCTTATGATCTAATATACATATATACAAATATCTGATTAATAGAGTTGTACTACCTTATATCCATAACGTGTACCCATTCCCGGCAATTTCTTACCTATACGTTCATATCCTAACTGGCGCAATGCCTGCCCGATAGTAATATCGTCAATGCGGGTCATTGAGCTAGTTATCTTTCGTGCAGCTTTCAGTTCCCGAACGATGTCCATCGGCATGCGGAACAAAGACTCTTCATCTTCTTCCGGCTTCCGGTACCATTCCTTCACCAATTTATATGCGGTGGATTCAATCACATACTTTGCGTTATATTCTTGGAAATCATCATAATCTTTTCGATTAAAGGTATAATCAAAAGTTCCATTATACAAGGTCATAGCTTCCGCCCAAAGCTGATCCACGTCCACGGCTTCTCTGTAATCCCCGATCTCGTCAATCTCAATAGCGGCTATTCTACGGAGAAGACCGGAATCTGAATTAAACAGAAACCCTCCCATCTCCTGTGTCTTATTACTTGTGAAAGCACAGGAAGCAATACGTTGCATCTTTGTGGTGAAACTTTCTCCTGGCAACTTGATATCCACCATGAGCCGGCTCATATTATTTTTAAAACTGTTCTCTGTTGACTTTGTTATTCCAACAAACTCATCAAAGTTGATAATAAAGCGGGAAACAAAACACTCTGTCATTCTGAATATACGTTCGTCTTTATCCGAAACAACGTAATACTCTTCCAAACATCGTGGTACCAAAAATTCAATCAGTGTCGTCTTGCCTATTCCGCCTTGAGCATTAACAAATCCAATTGCTACATCATTCTGCCTCTTACCATATACTTGTGCAACTACAGCTACCAACCACTTTTTTATTAGGTATTTCATCCGGTTTTGATAAAATTCCGTATCATCTTTATCTTTAAAGTCGTGTGCCCGGAGAAAGCTGCAATACAAATCTATTTGGCTGACACCGTTCCATTTGTTTTGTAAACCATCAAAATACTCTGTAACCGGATTATATGCTGTCATCTGATTAGGAGAAGTCAATATAGCCTTTAATAACGACTTGCTACAGGCCAAACCATCATCAATCATATGCATATAGATATCATTTTCTGTGATTGATGTAGTGTATTCACGTTCCTTACTCTCAATATACGATTTTGAGTGGTCGAATATATTAATCTTAATTTCATAGTTCATATCCAACCACTCCTTTACCGCTTGTACTTTTCCAGCAGCTTTGGCAGCCGAAGAAGTTTTTGCCAATTCTCTCTTAGCCATTATTTCCCCATCTTAATCGGCGGTTTTCTCCTGGGAGTTCCACCACATTAAACATTTCGTCCATTCTCGTTCGGATGAAATTACCATACCTTTGCGCAGTAACCTTTCCTTTTACATCTCTTGCAGCTTCAAGTGTATCAAGAGTAAAGTTCGAAGTAGCATAAGTCCTACCGCCATATTCATACCTGATAGCAAACAGGTCTATAACCGGCTTGACTACATTTCCATAGTCTTTCATCTCCAAATTTTCACGTCCCAACTCATCAATAAACAAAGGTCTTTCTCTTAGGCCAGTAATTCCACCTTCAGATTGAAGTAATTCTATCAGTTGCTTTGCATGAATAGTTTCAGTTATCTTACGAGTGAGATAATCCTGTACAGACAAATAGGAGTACATCAATAAGGATTTGCCGCATCCGACTTTTCCCATCAAATATATGCCTTTATGTACATTCCACTTGCAATTCCCCACATCTCCGGTCAGATAATAATATAACTGACGAATTATGTCCTTATTGTACTGGTCAACAATGAATGTTGACTTAATACCTCTTTGCATCATTATAGCTTCTGCCTTTGCTTTCAATAGCGTCCAAAACTCGATGTCAGAAATATGAGAATAATGAAAAGCCCATAGCTCCCGATCCAGTTCTTGCTGCTTTTGTTTGCAGGTATTAATGAAGTCACTAAAAGTCGCTGTCATGGGTTATTTCTTTAGGTGGGTTAGTATAGCTATTATCAGTCACTTTAAAAAACTTTGGATAACTACCAGCCATAGCGAAGTTCAAATATCTAATTGCCGTATCCGGACTTCCTTCACTTATATCATCAAGATAATCCAAAACTTTCTGTTCTTCCCTGCTTTTATATGTCTTACCAAACGTCTCCAAACGGTATTCCTTCCAATATTGCCAAGTCTGCTGGAACTCCTCTTCTTCAAAAGGTAATTTGATATCAACAGGTTCTATCGGATTCTGCATTAGTTCATCAAACTTCATAGCCTGTTCTTTCAGCCTATCCCATTCTTTAATAAACTTCACTATTTTTTGTTGTGCGATAACAGGAATACCGCCATCAATATAAGTATTAAACTCATTAGTGGCACATTCGAACTGTTTCCATAATATATTCCAAACTTTCTGCATATCTTCAGCTATTTAAGTTATTCTAAAAAAGACCGGGAATTTCACCCGGTCCAATGAACAAACCCAGATGGGGCTGGTACCCAACAGCTCTCCTTAAAGCTGGCATATTAAATTAGTTATTCATCAGTAGCTCCTAGAGGGGCCTTTTTATTCTTGTTTTACGTTAATCTACTATTTTCACATACTCGGCTTTGTTAATGCCGGCAGTCCCATTTATACCGTAATCGAGATGTGCACCATTACGAAGCTGTTCCATAACTTTCTTCTTGGCTTTGGTCGCTTCGGTGATCGTCTTATAATCTTGGTGTCCGATTGGGTATTTACAATATCTGTGACCTACTTCAAGTTTGATACTTAATCCGAATAGGTCCTCACCTGTTTTCTTATTAAAATTGCGTTGAGTTCTGACTTGCATACCATTCCTTTCTATTCTGTATTGAATATTCTTGATTTGAATTATCTTATTCTGAATTAATTAAAATTTGGAATTTGTAAATAGAAAGAGGTTCGGGATAGTGGAAGCCAAACACGGCTTTCTTCATTACAAGTATTCCAGGTATCATTTCCAAACCGTCTATCTAAAGCATTAGTAATCTTTACCGCAATATCCCTTACGTATTGAATATTAATCTTTCGTTTAGTTCCAAAAAGCATTGTCGGGGTATAGATAGATATTTTGTATTCTCCACCATTAGTAGCGTGCCAACTTCCTTGTATAATAGTTATATGAGGACTTGATTCATCTTTATACTCTTGGACAATACTGTAATAGACATTGAATACTAAAGGATTAAAGGTTGATTTATATACTTTCATCCCTGTAGCCTCCTTGATTAGATTTCTAAGTTGCCGTTCATCGCTTGCCATTGTAGCCATGATGTTCCTTCCTATTTTATTTTGAATAATTTGTTCTGTCTCTACATATTCCAAGATTCTCAAACCCTAGAGGACAACCATCGCAATAAACATTGTCCCCTTTTTGATAACAGGGACGATTATGGAGAATTTCTTCTTTTAGTTTGGAAATAATATCATCATCCTGCGCTATTACTTCTTGCAAACTCTCAACGACCTTTTCATGGACTTCCTTTTTTATTAAGGAATTATATTCGTCCTCTGATAATATAAACATCATACTGTAGTTCCTTTCTATTCCGTTATCGTTTTATCTCCTATCTCAAATAAATTGTTTTGTAAGTCATAACCAAAACTTTTAATTCCACCTTCCCGCCTAATACTTCGTTTACCATCCTCTGGCAGAATGACAATCTTTACTTCATCATTAATTTGGTATCCATCTTTCCTTAGGCGATACCGAAGATTGTTAAGCTTTCTCCGTTTTTTCTTTTCCATCAAAATCTATTTTTTGTTCTCCTTCCCATTTTAATAAGATATAGTAGAAATCAGCCTGCAGAACATCAGGAACTTTATTCATATACATTCGCTTCACCATATTGACAAATACCCCAGGTTCATATCCTGTATCAAGAAAACTTATAAATTCATTCACTCGATTAAGTTTCATGATGCGCATACCTTTAATTGTAGCTGTTCCAATATATTGCCCTTTCAATTCAATTCGATATGTCCTATTGATTTGATATTTGGAAGTGGCGAGGCGAAAAGTAGTGAAGCATTTACACTTTAACTTTCCATTCCAACCATCCGAGAACCTAATAACTTCCATATTATTCCCCTTTCCCCTGATAAATAGTCTCTGTTGGCATAGCTTGCTCAACATATTGAAATAAGAGCCGTGGAATATCCTCAATAATCCTAGTTAAGCTATTCTCCTCAATTAATTTGATAGTCACTGTACTCATGCACTCATCTATTGATGAAACATTTTTCACTTCCACATAAGATAGATTGTTTAGCGCATCAACAAATGTAAGATACCTCATTACATCAAAAGCGGCTACACAATTTAATACATCATTAAAGGTTGGTTTCGGAATCCAAAATACATCTTCATCATTCTGATTCTGAAGTGTCACAAACGGCTTGTTTTTTGCGTCCATAATAATAAGTTTATTAGTTAGTAAATCGTCGTTCGAATCCGGGAATCGAACCCGGAAATGCTTTTATTGTAAGTTGTTAGCATGCCAGTAGGAGATCATCTCTCCCACGTTCCTGGCTCCGATTTTAGCTTTAATATTTTCACGATGCCGATTAACAGTCAGAATAGAAATAGATAGTTCAGAAGCTATATCTTCTGCTGTCAGATGGTCAACTATTAATCGAAAAACTTCCATCTCTCTTTCGGATAATTTAGTAGAGAGCTTAGGTTTACAAATAACTCCCTCAAAAATACATTCCCCTCTTAACGGACATTTCACCTCTTCGAATTGAAGTCTACCTAAATAATCAATATCATATTTACTTTGGTCGTATTCTCCGAAATTACAGCGAGCAAACCGATGTGCTACCTTATATTCATAAAGTGATTTGTTTCTACTGCTTTTTGAATATAGCTCCATTAAGGCCGAATGGGCATCAGGATATCTGTCACGAATGATTGTAAGTATCCAAGCTACTATCTCACTATCAGATTCCTCAAAAAGACGCGCGGCTTTCCCTTCCTCTTTCAACATAACATCCCCCTCAGGAGTGTTATAAAATTCAATGTTGGCAAATTGCTTCATACCTTATTATTAATAGATTCGTTTAAAAGACGCTTGAGTAAACTTGCTTCAAGAGGTCTAAATGAATTTCCTGACATTTTATTATAGAAAGATGGTAGAGACACACCGCTTTGACGAAGAAATTCATCTCGTAGCTCTATTTTCTTCTCTCTCGATAAGAGATCATAATGGCTTTTAAATACCATTTTGGGTTGTTTTTCTCCCTTTCTCATAGTTGTTATCATTTTTATTATTAAATTTATAACGCAAAGGTATTATTTTAAAACCATAAGGTATAATAAATCATCCATTATTTTGCAATAGCATTATTATTTATACATTTTCCAAATAAGAAATTTATGTTTAAAGGACATATAATAAACGAATTAATAGATGAAAGACGAGTAAAAAAGGTCGATTTATACACCTATGCTGGTATTACAAAGTCTACGTTAGATAATATTATCAAAGGTATTAATGACCCCAAATGTACAACCATTGAAAAAATTGCAGATTTTTTCAAGATGCCTATTGACTTTTTCTTCAATAGGGAAATAGATATATCCAATTTAAACATCGGACATCAAGTAAAAGGCAACGGCAACAATGTTTCTGGTGATATCACCCTAAGTGAATATCAAAAAGAAATAGCTCATTTAAAAGAACTTTTGGCTGAAAAAGAAAGAACAATTCAAATACTAATGAATAAATAA